ATATTTTTTTCTATTTTGTCAAAAGCCGACCTGGCGCTTTTTTCCGCTTTATCGAAGGATGCCTTGGCCGCATCTGCAATCTTGTCATAGGCCGACCTGGCGCTTTTTTCCAGTGCATCATAATAGGACTTGATGCCGTCAAGTTCTTTATCCAACGCCGCCCGGATGGCATCAATACTGGATTCAATGGCGGATTTTATCGCGTCAAACGCGGAATTCGCCGCCGTAACCATCGCATCAAACGCGGAACTATCGAATTTAACGTCTATCGCCACGGCTCCAAAAAGTCCCTTGAAGTTAAATAGATCGACGATGGCCTTGGCAATATCTTTCATGGAGTCTGCGATGACGGTGGAGCATTCCTGCCAAATGGATTTTGTCGTATCGGCCGCGTCTTTGCTCGCGACCGGGATGTTTTGAAGGTGAGCCGGGAGGTCTTTCGTGGCGAGATCGATAAATTCCCTGTTTATATCATCCGCCATCGTCTTGAAGTCTTCTTCAACTTGATCTACATCTATCCCTTCATCTAATTTTTCGAATAAAGTCTGGAACGTGTCGGCAAGAGAAAGGATGCTCGGCTTTGTGTCATCCAACGCGGCGCGAAGGGCAATCAGATCATCCGTCAATTTTTTGTGGTCGGTCTTCGTGAGCTGATCGCCATATGTCTGAAGCGCCGTCAACATGTCCTGGTACTTTTTTTCCAACTCGATTTTTGTCATCAGACCGAGCTGTTCGGCGAGCGATTTGGTCTCCTTTCCGAGCTTACTCATAGCCTCCTGGAGTGCCCGCGTCACGGGGTCTGCCTCCGCCATCTTCTTTTTCTGTTCTTCGATGACGGCAGCGTGTTCCTTTCCGACTTTCGCCAGAGCTTCCTGAAGCGTCTTCCCTTCCGCTCCTCTTTTTATCGCCATCGCCATCGCGGCGTTATTCTCATCATATTTCAAAGAAAGCTGGTAAAACTCCGCCCGCGTGAGACCGACGGCATCCGCAACCTCGCGAAGTTTTTGACCGAGCTTTTGATTCGACTCAAACGCCGCATAATCCGCATCCACGGCGGCATTTTTGGCATTTGTCAGGCGCGTCACGACATCATAAGCGACTCCTGCGGCTGCTACCAATGCCGTAAGTCCAATGACAGAGGCTCCGAGGGACGCCGTGGAAAGTTTCAGAACTGCGGCCAAGGTTTGCCATCCCTTAATGAGCCCGGGGAGCATGTATAGCATTGGGCCGAGCACTGTCATTGTTCCGCCGACGGCCAATGTCGTCGTCGCCAAGACACGGGTCAGGCCCTCATGAGATTTTGTCCAAGCCACGATTTTCGTGACGGTGTTCACTGCACCATCAGCCAGATTTTGAACCATGGGCATGAGTACCGTGCCGATCTGAATCCCGACGCCCTGCAACCCGCCCTTGAGGCTTACAAGGCCATCGTTAAAATCGGAACAAGCCTTCGCGGCCTCCTGCGTCATAACCTTCCCGAGACGTTCGGACTCATCGGCCTCCCGCTTGAGTCCATCGGCCCCGAGGTTCAATGTCGGGATAAGGGACATTCCACCCCTGCCAAGAAGACCGACTGCGACCGTCGTCTTCATTGCCCCGTTCTCCATCCCCTTAAATTTTGTAGCAACATCGAAAAGGACGTCCGTCGTGGAGCGAAGATTTCCGTTGGCATCTGTAACGGAGATTCCCAAGCCCTTGAATAAGGCAATCGCTTCTTTATTGCCGCTATTCGCATCGACCATCTTGCCGGACAGGAACTTCATCCCGACGGCCAGGTCTTGGACCGAGGCCCCGTTCTTTTTCAGTGTCCCGTCCAACCCGGTTAAGAGTTCAACGCTGGCCCCGGTCCGCTGGTGCATCTCATCCATCTCATCGCCATAATCAGCTGTTTTCTTAATCATCGCGCCGAAGCCGGCAACGATCGCCCCACCGACTATGGTGAGCGTTTTGCCGAGGCTCTTGAACTGCTGTTCATGACGCATGACAAGGCCGGAAAGACTCTGCTGGTCCTTCTTAACCATCTCGACAGACTTCTGCCAGCCTGCTATGTTAAGTTCCAAGCGGCCTATTATGGCTCCCGCATCGAAGCTCAAATTATGCCCTCCCTATACGTTTGCCGCCGGACATGCCCAGCCAATTCGTGATTTTTGGAACCGCCGACATGCCTCCCCCTTCCGCGTCCAGATTCCGCAGCGCGCTTTGATACATGGCCATTTCGGACCTCACGAAGTCATTCTCCGCCTGCGCCATCCGGGACATCCGGAGATCGTGCATCTTTTCATAGACGTCCTGTCTTTGGCTCTCGCGTAACAAGGCATCGCTATCTCTCACGTCCAGATTTGCAAACTCTAGGAACGTGATGCCCGGGAACGTCCGTTGAATTACGGCATAGGTTCGGACCCGGGCTTCGGCGCGTTTTTTTCGGCCGTCACTTCATCGACCGGCTTATCGGGCATGGGAGACGGGGCGCTCACCATCGCCATACCCGCCTTCCCAGCTACCATTACCTCGCCCACGTATGCGATGACTTTGCCTAATACGCGGATGTCAACGGTTTCGAGGTCCTCCCGCTTGACCCCGAAAACGAGTGCGACAGATAGGACAATGTAGGCTATGCCGTCCAGCGTCCCCGCGTTCTTTAGTTTATCGAGCTCCGCGATTTTCCGGAACAGAAGGTCCGAGAAATCGACGGACTCCAATATCCGCCCATCTTCCAATTCGATCGTCACCGGTTCGTGCAGACTGCTCTCGATCTTAAAGCGCGGCATGGCACGTTACGGAGTCGGAAGGCCGACGCGCCACATTTCGCCGAAGTTGGTCGATTCATCGCCCGGAAGTGCGGTGAACGTGACCATCGTGATCCGCTGACCGGCATTGTCGAAGGACCAGTCGATCTTCGAAGTCGGATCGGCCTTGAACATGACCAGCGTCGCGTCGGGGTCGGTCGAGGGCGCGGCCCCGTCCATGATCGTCAGGACCAATTCCTTGGCTCCGGTCCGCCCCACATAACCGACGGAACTTTTCACGAGCATGCCGTCCCCGTCGATGGTCGCCCCGGCGATGAGGCTCTCAATCAGCGACAATTGCTGATTGGTCAGTGGAACGTCGACGCCCGATTTCCGGCCCTTCGTGACGGTGTTCTGAACCGTCTCTCCGGTCTGGTCGTAGGTGATCTCCGTTTTCATCACCTCGTCCGCGAATTTGACGCCGCCCTTGGTATAGCCGAGGTCGACGCCGTCATACTTGATCTGGCACGGGCCAGTCTCGCCAAGTGGCGATGGACCAAAGGTCCCGGTTGGATAACCCATGTTAACCTCCTAAGAAAATTATTCCGAAGGGCTTTTGCCCATTCGTTTGCTTTGTCATAGCGGACTCGCTAAAATTAAAAAATTGCAGGAGTATTCGAACCCGCCCTCCTCCCCGATTCCGATGTATTGCGGCTTCGCCAGCGCAGTAATGGACCAGATCTTATACCGCTGCCCTCCGGAGATGAGCGGCCCGATCGTCCAGCCGGACGTGCCGTGAATGGCACTATAAATCGCCCAAGCATCCTCGCGGGCCTGGACTATCGTCTCCCCCCGCGTAGCGACTTGAAGCATGGCATCCATCCGATACGGGAGGTCAAAATCAGCCGGGCCGCCGGAATCCAGGAACGTGTGACATCTCACCGGGGCGTCCTGCGCGCGGAACCCGACCTGGACGTTTGTTCCGAGGACAAGGGTAGGGGTAAAGCCCGGGGCATTGACGCGATCGCGAATCCAGACGGCGAGTTCTTTCAGCATGTCATCCTCCCGTCGCCTCTTTGATCCGCGTCGCAACGATTCCGATATATTTCCTCATGAACATCATCATCTTCGATTCGAGATATTTCGGGCCGACGCCGGACTCGGACCAGAGGATGCCGCCCTGTGACCACTCCCTATCCGCAGCCTCGTGCCACTTCGCCGCATAGGGTTGGCGAAAAACGAGTTTGGCAATGATTTCCTTCGCACCATACCGCTCAACGGCGCCGCCGCCGCCCTTCATGTGATCCTCTCCCTTGCCGCCCGATTTCTCGACGAGTTTGCTCTGCGTTATACCCTCCAGGATCAGCGTGTAGTCCCCCCGGAGGTTCCCCTCAAGGTGGGGCGTCTTGGGCGTGACGTTGTCGGCATCGTTCTTCAGTTCGGAGATCGCCTCGAACAGTCCCTTCTCCGCCGCATTAGGAGCAACCCCTACCGCATAGGCAAGGAATTTCTTATCGAAATCCTTCCAGTCCAGGTTAAAACTTGAGTAGTCGCTCATGCTATCCACACCTCAAAATGGGATGTGCTGAAATCGGTCCTCCTATCCACTCGCATGATGGAGTGATCCTTGCCGTCGATGATGATCAAGTCGGCGTTCGTCGGCGCAACGATATCCCCGGCCAAGTAAACCAATGCAGCCGATACGACCTGTTCACCCTGGGCATTGCGGACAAGTTTGTTCTGCCATTCAATGCGAGCCTTGATGGTGATGGTCGTATAGGTGGGTACGTTCCACTGGTCCAGAGCCGTCAAATACTTGATGGAAATATCGTCGATCAGATAGGCCCCGATCATGCGTTCCTCCAAGCCAGGGCGTTCTCGGAAGTCGGATTGAGATTGTGCTCACAGTTGCTTGACATAATCCCATTGGCAACATATAATGAGGATGGCGATTGGAGGTCGTAAACATGACCCGCAAAATCAAACCTTCTGATGTCGATGATATGTGTCAACTTTATCAATCCGGCTTCTTGGAGAGTGACCTGGCAAAGCGATTTAAAATCACTTACCAGAATGTCCATCGCTATCTCGTTTTGCGGAACGTCCCCTTGCGGAGCATCAGCGACAGCCATAGAATCGCGGCCTCCCGAGCGAGTAAGGAAGAACGGGCTCGGCGTGCGTCTTCCGCCCATGATGCCGTCCGCGGCAAACGCCAGACGCTTGAACACCGCGAGAAGATCGCTCTCACCCGAGAAGCCAAGCATTCCAACGTTAGCCCCGTCGAGATTGCTTGCGCCCGCTCCCTTCGCCGGGTCGGCCTTGTTTGTACTCCTCAAAAAGCGATAGGCCCCTACAATATCGATATTGCCGTTCACGAACCCCGCATCGCCGTGGAGATATTCGGAGGAGGCTGGCACAGTTTTGGTCGTCATGCTATTCGTCATGGAAAGAGAATTAAATATCTGATAGACCGAGGTTGGGTTCCGGTTATCGTTTGGGCTGACCGCGACCGCCCCTATGGGCGAGGCGCAACAAAATATATTATCGCCCTTGCGGAGAAGATGCGCCGAGGCGAATCCATAGGGCGTAAGGAACAAATGATTTGGGGTAATGGACACCTGAGCACCGCTGGCGAATATAAGCTCAATGGCCGGGCCGGAATACCCGGCCCTCAGCCCCGCGATAAAACCACCGGGAGATTCCGCCTTCGTTCCTGGAAGTAAACAGTTTGGATGAATCGGAGGGGTCTCCTCGTCCGTCAATTCTTGATAGTCAGGATTATCGCCGGAGATCGAATAAATCTCCCCTTCATATTGAGCACATTCTTCGCACGGGTCGTCATGCTTCGAAAACTGAACCAGGTCGTTGTCGAACTCCTTACATAGTTCCTTCGTCGCCTCGGTCTGTGCCTCCCTCATCCGCGTCCGGGCGACGAGTTCCGCGTAAGACTTGACGTTATAGTTTCTTCCGTTAATCGTTATAAATGATTCCCCTTTGAGTTTGCTCAGAAGGTAATCCCTTATCTGCCTGCTCAGCGCACCCTCGGATAATGTTGCCCTAGCCACGTCCGCCGGGCGTGCCCTCTTTAGGAGTCGATTGATCCATACCTGAGCGTCCTCAACATCAAACATCTGAACTTGCATGGCCTTCTTCACGCCCGCCGCCGCCCGGCCCACGACGGCCAGGTACTTCCGCGCCGTCTTCTCGATAGTCCGGTTGGCCTTCCAGTAATCCGTCATGACGGTCTTTGTTAATGCGGCGATCTTCTTATCATGCCGTACTGGGTTATACCTTGATGCCGGGAGCGCCTTCATGCCGATGAGTTCGAGCCGCGTCCGGGCCACGCCTGCGCTTTCCCGGTAGGCCGCCCGGATCGCGCCGGGAGCCCACATCCGGACAGCCGTGTCGAGTACGCGGATGATGTCCTTAACCTGCGATAGTACCGCCCCCGACTTTATGGCCGTGTAGGTTTCCGGCTCCAATGAAGACAGGGCCTCGATAATCCGCCCCGCCGCCGAAGCATAGACGGATTGAATCTCCGCGATCCGCGTCTTCATCGGTATCAAGGCCAACTTTTTCGGCATCTTAATAGTCCGTCACGTCCTCATTCGCGCCCTTTTCCTCATCTCGGTCGATGTCGGAAACGTAAAACGGGGCCGGAGCCGTCGAGAAATCTTCGAGAATGTGCGCCACGAATGGCGGGATGGGGAGCGTAACCAAATCTTTATCCGAATAAGTCTCTTTAACGATCCCGGCGGCCGTAACGCCCTGGGCCTGGAGGCCCTTGCGCCTGTCCTCGTCGGCCAAATGTAAAAGCATATATAACGAAAGCTCGCACTGTGCTTTTTTCAGAACAACCAACTGATCCGCCGTTGCATTCAAAAATAATGGAAGGTCGAAAAGCCCGGAGAAGTAAAGGCGATCATAAGCGGTTTGAAGCGCGGCGGCCTTTTTCGGGTCTCCGGACGTCGGAAGAATGGAGGTCCAGGCGTCGGCGGAAAGCCGCATCGAAAAGTAAAGGTCTGCATCGCCTACGCTGATGTAACCGATTTCGCCGCTCATGTCAGCCTCCTAAAACAATTGCGGATCATTCAAATGAGCCGCGCACTCCGCCCGTATCTTTTCTTCCGTTATGTCGAAGTTTTGAAAGCCCCATTTATGGCGCAGGTTTTCTTCGCTTTGCAATTCCCGCCTCCCCCTCATCCGCCGCGCTATGGCTAGATTAACGTCGGCCATTATCCAATGTGCCCCATCAAATCTCGTATGTGAAACTTGAATCTTCGGGTTATCATAATGCCGATGAAAGCCCGGCCACCAACTAATGCCCAGGCCCGATTTCACGATGATTGGTTTTCTATATATACCATTCCATCCTACCGTCCTATTCGGATCGCCGTGCCGCCTTTGCAGGACGATCGGCCAGGATGAATCCAAATCTCTCTCCGTCCAATGGCGGTAAACCTGCCACATATCCATATAAATTAAATTGCCGTCGGCTCGGCTCAAGGCCGTTCTCACATCCCCATTCCCGGCGGAGAATATAAATTCATCCGTATCGGGGGCCATTATCCAATCGCTATCTACGGTGGCCGCGGCCTGACCGACCAATCTCGTGGTAAAGCCATAGTTAATCTTCCCGGGGAGTTTATAATTCCGGATCTTGGCGTTCGGATATCCGGAAATAATCTCCGCCGTGCCATCGTTCGTCGCCTCATCCAATAGGATGATGATTTCATCGGCGTAGGCATAGTGGCTCAGGAAGAACGGAGCGAGCATTGCCTCA